ATTGAACTTCCGCTATTGGGTTTTAGTTCCTGTAAATAAGATTTAATAACCCAGCGCAGACCCAGTAATAAACTGGTAGATACGGCGCTTACGCCAACGGCTATGCCAACCCATTCGTTTGCGGTCATGACGCATTAATTCCATAATCCGCTTCGCTCCCTGACTTTGGATCTAACGCTTTGGCAATAGGCGCAACAATTGCACCAAGCATAGTTGCATAGGCTGGATGAATGTCAGCCACTATTGCTAAGGCTACTGTGATTCCACTAGCTGCTACAGCTCTCAAATATGACTTAATTGCTGCTTTGTGTTTTTTAGATAGTTTCATTAATTGCCTTTCAGTAGTGGGATATCGAACTTCTTGCCATTTTGATTTGGTTTGAAAGAAATATGTATATGTTTGTGATGGGGATTTATGCCTGTGTATTTTCTAAACTTCCATAGCGATCTAGGACTAGCAATTTTACCTGCGTGGATTATGTAAGATATACGCTTATCTTTTTTTGCTGCGAGTCGAAGCTGATCTGCCAAATCATAACTAACCCCTTGTTGGTCAGATAAGCCAGCGTCAATGTCGATCGCGCAAACTTCTCCGTCAGGTCTTGGGTTGTGATCGGATTTTCTAGATGAATGCTTACTATCCCCGATCCATCCATCAGCTTTCCTGCTCCGACCCACAAACGCTCCATTTATTTGGTCGCGTAGTGTTTCAGCAGCTTTAGATAACCAAGGCTTCATTAGCCAAGAATCAATTTGACTTCGTCAGCAGTCAAGCCAATTCGATCAAGGATTGCTTGGCGAGCAGTTTCTTTTGCTTGCGCTTTTGCTTCTGCTTCTGCTTTTGCTACAGCTTGCGCTGCTTGGTTTGCTTCATAAATCTTAAATTCGGCAGCAGTCATTTCTCGTTCAACAACTTCATTTGTTTCTGTGTTATGAATTGTAATCATTGGTTTTGTCATTATTTAACTCCGTAAAGAATATAACTGCCTGTGAATGTTCCTGAAAATGGATAAAAATCTATTCGTGTTATTGCGCTTGTTGTATTTACTGCCCCGTTTTGTATAAATAAATCAGCATTTGTGGTAGTTCCAGCATTATTCATTAGTATACTTGTTGTCTGCATTTTCCAAGTTGTTGTGCTTGTATAATCTAAAAATTGCACTGTTACTGAAGCATCACTTGTTACATTTGTATGATTTAATAAAACAAATTCAGTGCCACTGAAGCTAACATTTGTTCGGCTTGAAGTGGTGCTCATAGCAGCATAATTACTACCACTCAAATTGTTAACTCTCATCATTAAACCTGCACCATCAGTTGATGGCAAATAATCTCTAATAACCAATTGAAGGTTATTGTAAGAAGTGCTAATTGAAGTCAAACTTACGCTTGCACCGCTCATAGAACCTGATGCTAAAACTGTCATTCCACCTGTGGAAAGGCTTACCCACTCAGGTGCAGTTCCCCCAGAATTTACTTGCAATAATTGATTTGCAGTTCCTAATGGCAATCTAGTTTTAACATTTGCTGTTGATGAACGATAAGCAAGATCGCCAAGAGTTGTTTCAGGATTTAAGTTTTTAACTGTTGTATCAACAGATGAACCAAGCGTGCGAATCGCAGATGCACCGTCTTTAACCAACGAAACATCGTCGGGAGTGCTCCAGCCATAATTGGTAGTAGTTGCCATTTTATCCTATTCCTATGAGATTATTGTAGCGTATTCCCAAGTTAAAGTTGGGTCTATTGTGTTCCAAGCCTCTGTGGCTGGAGTTGTATTCCAACGCATCGCCACTTGGCTAAATGCGACTGGAGAAACATTGATGGTGAGAAACAGTTCATTGAACCGAGTGCTCCAAGACCAGCCCTCAACATAACCTTCAAAATCTCCACCTGATATTTGAGTAGGTAGGTTTTGAATATGAACTGGCATTCCCATAAATACAGCTAGTAGATCATCACGATCTGCGTTACCAATTTCAGGGTTAGTTATTGGGAAGGTGATCGATTGGAATGCTGGTATTGGGTAAGCTCTTTGGGCTATGTATCGATCGGCAATATCTTGAGCATCGGTCGCCCCATGAACCCTAGAGTTGATAGTTTCAGCTTTGTAACCATATAGGGCAATTGAAGCGGCATCTGTGGCATCAACCTGTGAATTGTAATTGTTGCCATAATTGATATAAATATCATTGCGAACATCTGCTGATCTCATAATTGTAGACAAGCCAGCGCCTAACGCATGGCGAGCATCTAGTTCAACATAACCATTTACTAAAAGATAATTCTGCCTATGGTCTGCATCTGCATAACCTATGTTTCCGGTATTGTCCTCATAAATATATCCAAAGGCTGAAGTTGCAATATCTGAAATAACATTGTAGATCGTGTCGGTAACATTTGATTGAGAACTCATGGTGTAAAGACCAGGCTGATCTATTTCGCCAAGTCCTAGATTGACTGCATTTGCCCATGTTTCGGTTGCATTGTAGGTTGCCCATGTTGAAGCTGCTGGCACATCATTCCAAGTGCCAAGTAATACGCTAGAAAGAATCTCATAGATTTGGTTGCCATCCTCATCTTGAGAAATGTTGTCATTAAAGATTTCTTTGGTTAATCTAGCAAGTGAACCCATAGCCAAAAGCGTGTATTGAACAACTGTGGCTGCTGCACCTGTTTGTAAAACTCCAACTGTAACATCCGTTAAATCTCCACCAAATAATGAAACATAAGATCCAGCTGAGTCTTTAACTTGTAAATCAAAAGAGTCGTTAATATCAAATGGAAGTGTTTGATTATTTAATGCAACCAGCGTAACTTGCATATATGAAGGAAGTGCCTGTTGGTAGATGTCAGATCGACCTGCTTGGTGTTGGACATCTGAAATGGTTATATCAGTATAATCAACTCCACCGACAGTCAATTTCCAGTCAGGTGTAAATTGTGACATTAATTGACTCTATCTCGTAACGCAGTAACCGATCTAGCTGCTTGGCTATTAAGTTGATTTGCCACAGCTCTAGCAGTTCCTTCAGGATCTACTGCCCCAGATACATAAATGTTTGTCGTGTTGCCACCTTGTTGACCAAATGGAGTTGCCCCAAATGGAACGGCTGCTGGAGTTAGTCTTTCAGCTTGTCTTTCTAGGACTCTAAATTCCTTAGTTAGTTTGTCAAATTGTGCTGCTGCTGCTTTTTGGCTTATGCCATTAGTTGCCACTTGGAATGTTAAATCTGTAAAAGCATCATTGACTGCGGTTAATCTTTTAACTAAATCATTTGCGCTAGTTGCACCTATTACTCCAATAGCACCTACTCCACCGCCACCACCAGTTGCGCCCCCACCTGCTGCACCACCGCCACCAAATCCACCAGCTGCAACTGCACCAGCAACCGCAGCTGCAACGCCTTGACCTAAGCTGCTTAATTGACTAAATCCTGTACCAGTTGCTCCGGCTGTCCCACCACCACTACTACCAAACCCGCCAACCTCTGGGATACTAACTCCCGGAATTTTATTGACTGCTCTGATAATAAAGTTAATTGCATCGATCGCTTTGTTGACTATTCCACTAATTACACCTAATACATTTGAAATCACATTAATAACAACAGCTGCAATATCACCAACAACATTTAATGCTGCACCAATAGTAGTGCCAATAATAGGAGCAAGGGATTTAACTACGTTAAAGAATGATTCGAATTCATCTATGTTTTCTCGGATAGCACCTTTAATATCATTAAACGCATTTATCGCACCATCTATAATTGGCAATAAGAATAATTTAACACCATCTACGAATTCAAATAAGCCTTCACCTAATCCACCTGCTTTACTACTAAAAGCATCGGCTACGCCTTGAATAACTGGCAATACATTGTTAGTAAAAATTTGAGTTAATTTTAATACGATAGGAAGTAATGCTTCACCTATCTCTGTACGGATATTTGCTAATTGAGCATTAAGAATTCTTTGTGAGTTAGCCAAGCCATCGGATGTTCGTTGGAAATCGCCTTGAGCAGCAGATGTTTGTTGATAAATTAACTCTTGAGCTGCTAGTACTTTTTGCTGTGGTGTTAGGGCTTCCTTTGTAGTTCGGATTATGCCCAAAGAGAGCGCAGCTTGTCTTAGGCTGGCATCATCTAATAAGACACCATATCTACGCAACGGCTCGGTTTCGCCTCTTAAAGCGGCTCCTATGGCCTGTATTGCATCCTCTGGGGATGTGTTGTTAAAAGATGCTAGATCAGATGCTAATGTGGTGAAATCAGTTGAAAACTTAACCAGATCATCTCCGGCTAAACCAGCAGATTTTCCAAAGATAGCAAATGTAGAAGCAGCATCTAAAGCCTGTTGTTTAGTTTGACCGAGTGATTGAGCTGCCTGTTCGGCAAATGCTTCGATCTTTGCTGAACTATCGCCAAATAAAACACCAACTTTTGAAACGGACTCTGATAAATCAGATGCAGCTTTAACTCCATCAACTGCAATCTTGATTGCAAATGCACCAACGGCAGCAGTCGCAGCAGCTAAAGCAAGTCCGGCTTTCTTGCCAAACTCTCCTAACTTATCGCCAAAACTTTGAGTCTTTTTTTCTCCGTCATTCATTCCTGCAATGAAGTTTTTAGTTTCCGCTAGGATCTCAAGCTTTAAGGTACGAAAATCCTTAGCCATTAGTTACCCCAAACCTTGACAACATCATTCATTTCATTAGTCCAACGCTCTGTTAGTTCAGGCTGAATGTCGCGAAGTGTCGGATAGATAAACCAACCTCTTGACCCGCCTCCATAGCGACCTGACCAGTTTGGAAACTGCTTAAATCTAGTTGATCCAAATTCAAGTCCTCGCCATAACATTTGAGTTGTTGCTCCACCACTAAAACGCTGACCTGCAAATCCGTACGATAAACGACCAGTCTTTGATGTCTTTGATATTGTGGCACCATCCACAACTCTCTTAGTGGCTGTTCCTGCTTTTTCGCGTCTAGCGCCCGCTGCTGCAATTTCATTTTTTGCGAAAGTAGCCAAATCATAAGAAACAATTTTAGCCTTCTCGGTTGCATCTTCGCCCATGAGAGTAAAAGCCTTGGCAAGTTGGCGCAGCTCTTTTTTGGAGAATGCACTAAGTTCAACTTCGGCCATTCCTTTTCTCCAATATCTCTAAAGCTGTTAAAATGTCGTCTGCGTCAGTCCATTCGCTCATTGGTATTTGAGTGGCGATTGCCAACTCAACCAATAATCTACTTACGCTTCCTGCGGGGTGGCTTTTGGGGAAACATCACCGACTATTACATCTGTAACTGTTTCACTCCATACATCAAATGCTTTGACTGGCTTTCCAGCAGCTTCGCGTTTGTGTGCATGATAAGCAAGAAACATAAGATCACTTATGCCCATTTTTTCCTGAGCCTGTGCGATTGTATGTCCGGTCTGCTTTTCCCATTTTTGCCACTCAGGCGGTTGGGCTACATAAGTTGCTTGCTCGCCTGAGTTGTATTCAATTGTGATTGGTAGTTTCATTAGTTGCTCCCGTTTCTATTTTTTAACTAAATGACTCTGTTGGCACTCCAATAACTTGGAATGTTAAAGATACAGTCTGTGCATCATTTCCTGCACCACCGGCTGATGGCCATGATGGTAGCACTTGGAATGTAAATTGTGCGCCTGATGCAGCTGTAAATACTGTGCTGATTCCTGTGTTTGGTGCTGACTCTGTTACGCCCCATAGAATCTCACATAGAGATCCTGCTGCGCCCCAGTCTGCCAACATTTCAACAGCGAGTGTGAAATCGTTATCGATAACTTTGTAGGCTTTGCCATCTAAAGTTTCGTATGTTTGGCGATTTGTTTCGCCAGTTAGAATTGCGCTTGTTGCTTGAGCATCGAAAGTGTTACCACCGATAGTGAAGGTAACATCTCTGCCCGTAATTACTGTGGTAGGCACTTGAACTCCTTAGATTGTTTGTGTGTAGTAGGTTGAAACATTGATGTCAGAAATCAACATTGTTGATGCTCCAACATTTTGGACTGTTGGTCTTTCGACCTCTCCGACAATATATCCATTTGGAATTACTGTCAGAATGCTCATTATCAATTGCTCGATGTTATCGAGTGATGCGGGATTGCTGTTATATGCAACAACAGCAGAAATAGTTAAATTGATCTTGACTCTTACTTGACTTTTACCAATTGTTTCAATTTCAAGATATGGTGAATCCGGTACAAAAACCACGCATGGAGGCATTGGACTTTCTGGTACATGATTATAGACATTTGCTGAAACACTTGCTAAAGCTGTGGCAAGTGGTTGTCTAACGGATGCAAGGATTGTTGATACTGGCATTATTGACAAATACCTTCAGTATCGACATATGGCCCCAATATACCTACGACCCTACTATAAAGCGATCTACCGATCCTGTATGGCGTACTGCTGAAATCGACACCCTCGATCTGTCCACCAGCTGCAATTCTTGATTGGAATACTTCTACCGATACGGCAAAGATCGCTGATCTAACTGATTGATTTCCAACATAAGTAGATGCTCCAGATAAGGTAGCAACTCCACTTGGAATTACATTTGCTTCAACTACATCTGCATTTGTAATTGCTGCACTAAAAGTTGTGTCTGTTAAATTATCATCTAATACTGTGCGAGTTCCATTGTAAGGACTCAAGCATCCAGTAATAATTACTGATTGACCTTCAGTAAATTCATGCACGCCAACAGTTGTAAATGTGGCGATGTTATCCTGTAAAACCGTTTTTTGAACTGAACTTTTAAATGTAACTAACATTGGCAGAATTGTGTTTTCGCTAGTGTCTATTATGCCATCTAGATATGTGTCATTATATAAAGCAGACGACACACCAAGCACAGATCTCAACTCGGTGGCTGTAATTATACTTGGCATGTCATCTCCTTACTCCCATTAATGGATGCCTAAGATCGGGAGCAACCTTAGGCATTCAGTTAAATTAGGAAACTGTTAGTTTGCGGAATGCTGTTGGGTAGCGATTAACTACTGCAACATAACCATAAACACCAATCTCGATACGTCCGTTTGCAACAATGTTGGCACGAAGTTCGATTCTTGGTGACTCATGGAAGCGCATTGCATTTGATGGATAAACCAATGCAAACTTATCGCCTGTGTAGTTAGGATCAACTACAAGTGAAAGTCCTGCGACTGTTCCCTGAGTTGAACCTTGAGAAATTAGACCGCCAGCATTCTGTGGAAGCGCTGCTGCAAATAGAGGTCGGTTAGAACCGTCAACTGCTGAAAGCAAGCCTGTAAAGCTAACTGTTCCAGCTGCTGTTGGAGCAACAACTAAGCGGTTAGGAGTTGAGCGAGTTACTTCGTATGAATCAGCAATACCATCAGCAATTGCTGCATAGATTGATGCTCCAGTTGAAGCTGCTGCTGCATCGCGTGCTAGACCTAATGCATAAGCATCTGTCTTTTGTGCGTAGGATGCTGCTAACTCACGAACTAATAAATCAGCGAATGATCCGCCATCAATAGCGCTTCTATCAAATAACTCAACATTGACCACGTTGGCGCCAAAAAACTTGACTACTGAATCTTCTTGATAGGTGACAGTTGTATCAGTTGAAGATGCTTCTGCACCTTCTGCAGTTAAAGCAACTGTTGCTTGTGTTCCTAATACTGGAGTAAAAATTTTCATTCCAGTTGCAGGAAGCGGCGCACGCTCGATGCTATCGATAAATGGACGGGATGCATCAATAATTCCAATTGCATCGCGTAGGTAATTAGGTGGAACAGATCCGGTGTTCTCAGATACTGTTGCAATCTGTAATGCTGCTACTAGATCGCGTGCATCTGTATCGCCTTGAAGTGCGCGAACCTGTGCATTTAGATATTGTCCTGCTGTAACATTTGTATCAACGCGTGGCTTTGTGTATGCCATGTAGTTGGCTGTTACAACTGGAGCCTGTGTCGCTTCTACCGCTTCGGTTGCGATAGGAGCCTCAGAAGTAATTTCTGACACTATGTTCTCCTTTGTTGTGGTTTCCTCAGCGGTTGCTTCGGAATTCTCTGGTGTTTGGCTCGCTCCTATTTCTGAAACGCGGGCTGTGTCGATGGCGGGTTCAGTGACCAAACTGACCTCTTGCAAGGAACTTGCTTTGATGCGTAACACACCTTCTTCATTTTTCCATTCGTTGATTTTTACACCAACGCTAAATCCATCTCTTAAACCTTCTGCTGCTTCTAATAAAGAATCATCGCCAGCAATTGTTGCTGCTACTTTGAAGGTTGCTTCAATACCATGCTCATCAGCTGTAACATCAATCATTTTTCCAATTGGTCGAGTGCGATCATGCTCAAGTAATAATTTAATTGGCTTTGAGAAATCAATGCTATCTTTCTCAAATACTGTTGCGCCTGCGCTGGTAAAACCTTTTTCATCCCAGCTTACAATGCGACCAGTTAAAGTGCGCTTTTTGCTATCGGCTGCGGTTAGTGTTATTGGGAAATTAATCTTCATCGGATTAAGTCCTCCTCTTCTTGGATTTGCTCAACGCTCATCGCGCCAATGCGGTTTAGGATTTCATAAACTTGCGCTCGTTCTAAAGCAGAACCACGCAAGAAATCGTCAATGTCAAATCGAGTTTCAATTCCGTTAGGGCAGAAATCGGATTGAGATAATCTTTGTTCAATTGCAGTTAAGATTGGTCGTAATG